AGAGTTTTAGCAACTTCTCTAAGATTTCCTTCACGATAAATCATTTTCCCGAACTTAGCATATTCTTTAATAGCAGCAATAGCTTTTTCTTTAATTTCAGGAGTAAGCTTTGGCTTTTCGTCTTCAAATATACCTTCATGTACTGCTTTAATTTCATCAGTTGAATAGAAATGTTCTACTAATCGTTTTTTACTCATTTTATTACTCCTTTTATCTTCTTTAATACTATGCTCTTGAATCACATCTTTAATAAATTTCATTTTAGCTTGTGATTCATAATTTGATTTTGTTATTATTGCATTCTTAGCAAACATCCCAGCAACCGGATTTGAACCTTTATCTATCATACCAATATGAATTTCTTTGGGCGTAACCTTTGTAATCATATATTGCGTTTTCCCATGATATGTAATTCTATCTTTTACTTTTAATTCAGAAAATTTTGGAAATTGACCTTCTGTAATTTCTTTTTTAACTTTCATCGGTAATCCTTTATGTTTTGTCGTCGCAAAATCTTTAGCATCTTTCTTCTTCATCGTCTTTGCCGTTTTACGAACTTCAGGAGAAACATCTCCAGGTTCAACAGTACCTTTTTGTACTCCATGTACCATCCCCATATATCGTTGTTGAGCTTTACTTTTCGCTGGCAATTTAATTCTCCTATTTATTTTAACCTATAAACCTAATTTTTTTGCTTAGCCAAATTTAAGTTTTTTATTTATTTCTAATTTTATAGCTTCCACCTCCATTAATTTCGTATCATATTTTTCCGCAGTATATTTTTTTAAAAATACAACAAGAAATTTATTAGCCATAGATTTATATACCAATTTAGCATAATTTGGAAGTTCATTATAATCGTCATTATTTGTTTGTTTTATATATATTTTTTCAGCTATATAATCACCTAAACATTGTTTTTCCATATTTTGTTCTGTATTTTTCATTTTTTATCTCCTTATGCTACTATGTCACCGATACATATACAAGTATCATACACTATTGGCCAAATAGCAAGATCTGTTGGGCATACTTCCATACACTTTATTCCACATTCAGGCCCACAAATACACTTCTCTTGGTCAATACAATAATAACCTCCTACTTCATAAATTGCTTCCTGTGGACATTCATCCACACATTGCCCACACGAAAGACAATAATCTTGATAAATACAAGCTGTTACCGACATATTAATTCTCCTTCACTTAAATTTTACTTAAATCTTTTATTTCAAAATCAATGTATTCTCGTTTAGCAGCTTTCGTAATATAATTCAGATATGTTTGGCTTACATTACCATAAGCATAATTATGAATATAAAGTTTATCGCCTTTCCAAAATCCAATTTTAGTGTATGAACCTATTAACACTTTCCCACCAGCCGTTGATTCAACTGAAAACCCTTGAGATTTTTTTATAGCCGTTCCATTGAAATTTTTAGCAAGAAATTCATCAAATACTTTTTTATCTTTAGGCTTTAATGTATATCCAGATACTTCAATTATTTCTTCTCTTATGATTTCTTTAAGTCGTGAAAGTTTCATATTTAATCTCCAAATCCGGACATATCATCCATAAAATAATCTCTGGCATCACTTAATGCAATGTTAGCCTTTTGTAATTTCGCCCATGTTGATTTTGAATATTTTTTAACACTCGTTTTAATCTTTTCAAATCGGAGAATTATATCTTGTAATTCATCAAAATCTTTGTTAGCCTTCTTTAACTGGTTATTATCAAAATCTTCTTTGATGAAATCTTCTTCAATATCATTACCTTGATCATCCATTATCTTTTCACCAGCTTCATTAAACTGTCCAGGCAATCCTTTGAACTCAAAATTGTCGTTGTACTTACGAGTTAAACTGTCAATTCTATTAACAGGAAGCAATGATGATACCATTATCATACCTTCATCAATTTTTTTCTTTTTCTTAGCCATTTTTATCTCTCCTATTATTCACCACAGGCTTTAATATATTTTTCCTTGTTGAACTTTGGATTGTCAGATTCAAACATATCAGCCAATTTATATACAACATCTCTAATGTTCCGTGATTCTTTTAATATGTTAGCAACAGCAATATAATGTTGTTTGGTAAAAGTAATTTCATTTATCATGTTACCACGATCATCCATTATCTTTTCGCCAGCTTCATTAAACTGTCCAGGCAATCCTTTAAAAACGAAATTGTCTTCTGGGCGAGGACCTGTCAAACTATCAATTCTGTTAACAGGAAGTAATGATGATACCATTATCATACCTTCGTCCATTTTTTGTTTTTTGTTACTCATTTTATTTTCTCCCTATTACATGTTTGATTGTATATTAAACTTTTGTTGAATACGCATATCTATGAATATTTTCCATTAAATCTTTACCAGTTTTCAACTTATATTTTTTCAGCATTTTTTTAACATCTTTTGTAAATTCACCAAAGTCATCTGAATGTACAAAGGTTATCTTATCTTCATCAAGTTTTCCATCAGCAATCCGATAATCTTTCCAATGAGCATTTATATTATTATATAATCCATTCTTTTTCATTAAAAATCTCCAAGTTTAAATAATGAGGCTTATAAAAAGCCTCATTAAATTATTCTACAGCTTCTTCTTCGTCGCCACCGAAAAAATCTTTAATGAAAAACCACATATCAAGAGCCAATGTTGTTGCGCGTTCAACATATGCTTCTGCTTCTTCATTATCAATATCAAATTCGTCAATTACATATTGTTGCAATTCTTCACGCTCAGCAGCATCCAAATCCAATAATTCTTTGACTACATCATCAGCACCTGAAATACCTGCAAATGCAGATTTAGCAGCTGGTAAAAAATGATAAATATCACCGATACTCCATTCGCTGTCTTCCGTTGCTAAACTAAATCCTTCACCCAAATCAGTGATAAATTTAATCAGTTCTTTTGTTTCTTTAATTCCTAATGCCATAATTATTCTCCTTTATTTGTTTAACCCTTATTTTTCATCATTGTTCTAAATTTACCTTTTCCACGACTTACAGAAAATTCATTAGCCGCATCAATAAGTTTTCCATCACCATTTAATTTCGCAAATTCTGTTGGATTTTCTCTCATATCAAATAACAATCCTTGTGCCAAAATTTTTGATAATAATTGTATAACAACTTCTGGTGAATTAACTGTAATTACTTCATCAAATTGTTTGTTTTTAACCAACTTTGAAACATTAGCTATAAATTTGTCAGTTATAATATGCGTTTTCATTACGGCAGTATATAATATCCTATATAAATTAGCAGCATTCTCTCCTGTGAAAAACTTTAATCCTACAGCAGAAGCAATTTTCTTAAATTTACTGTTATTTTTCAATACCTTCAACATAGCAATTGCTGAATCAGATTCTAAATTTAACTTTGGAATTGTCGTAATGGCTGATTCAACCATTGCTTGAAGTTCTTCTTTTATCATTTGTCGTAATTCAGACTTTTTCATTTTATCTCCCGATATCTTTTCTTACATCATCAACAGTAGCTTTATCTTTTGAATTCAACTTTTTGTAAATGGTTTTCCATTCTTTACTATCAATGTCATATTGTGGTTCAGATAAATCTTTATGATTCATAAAAAATCCATCAAATGAATTAATAGCCATATCTTTACCAGCTGATTTCAAAATAATCCAATCTGCACCTTCATTCAACCTTTCAATTTCTTCTCTTATTATATGTTGTAATTCAGATTTCTTCATTTTATTTTCTTCTATATATCCTTGTTTCTGTAACTCTTTCTTTGATGCCTCATATTTTTTCTTATTCTTAAAAATTCGTAAATCATAAAAAGGACTGCCATCTTTATGTGTTGCTTTTCCATCATAAAAGCTAATACTATATTTTGAATTACCTATATTATCCATAGTATAATAACTTTTTCTTCCCTTTTTTGGATTAGATTCGTTCAGTTTTTGTATTTCTTCTTTTATTATTTGTCGTAATTCAGATAGTTTCATTTTATTCCTCCATACCAATTAAGATTTCAGTTACGATTTCTTGTATACGACAATATCTGTTAGTACATACTTCACCATATTTATCAACAGATTCATTTACGGGATACATAAATGCACCCTGAGTCGACGGATTGCTCACCATATCAAATGCTAATAGTTCAAAATCATCTTGTACCTCAGCAGCTCCTTCTACGCCTTCCTGAACTGTTCCTAATCCCCTTGATGATATTCCAACTCGAACACCAGCCTTTAATAAAGATTCAAGTATCTTTCCTGCGGGTGTAGGAACAACCTCAACCATTCCAATTAAATCATCACCCTTCCAACCCATTTCAACGATAAGATGACTTACATTATTCAAATTCACAACAGAACTATCTGGATGATCTAATTCACCCATGGCACGTCGCTCGTTTACCATCTCCATATATTTCGTCGCCTCACGCTCTAAAATTGGTCTGGGATATACACGACCATTCTGATTCTTCGCGTTCGCACGTTGAAGAACACCTTTAATACGAACTTTTCCATCTGATGATTCGGTCATCGTTTCAAGCATCAATCCACCAGTTTCCAGTGGAATATATTCCGTTAATAATTGTTTATGCATCCATATTCTCCATTATTTATTATCCATTATAATCCATAGCCCATTTGTCGAAATCTTGAATAGCTTTTCTAATCGTATTCATTTCAGTAGAATAATCAGAAGAATCAATATGTTTATCCTCTAATTTACCAACTTCTTTTTGCCCAAAATTTTCGTATGCTCCCTTTGATTTCCATTTTTTTCCAAGTTGGGATTTGATTTTTTTAATGTCAACAGTCGCTTTAGAAAGTTTACTTTCCGTTAATTTTTGTAATTCTTCTTTTATTATTTCATTTAGTCGAGAACGTTTAATCGTCATTTTGTTTTCTGATAATTCAACTTTAATGTCAGAAAATACTTTATATTGAGGAATAGATATTTTCATATCATTCTTCAGATTAGTAGCAAAATCTTCTGCCTTTTTCTTATCCATTGGTTTACTAATTGTATCACGCTTATTGTTTTTTGTCTTAACTTTTGCGGTTACAATATATTTTTCTTCATTTAATTTATTTTCGTCAAGTTTTTTGATTTCTTTGTCTGTATATCCTACTGATTTAAGAAATTTCTTGGCTTCTGGTTTAGTCATTCCACCCATTACACTCGCTCCAACATCACTCATCTTTAATGTTTTTTTGGCTATTTTTAATTGATGTTTTTCAGGAACAGATAATTTTTTCTTACTTTCAGAATAAATCTTTTTCTTATATGCCTTTTCAGTTGACTTTTTAAATTGATTCGCTGGAAATGAACGACTATCTTCTTTATTACCATATATACCTTTTAAATAAATTCTATCACCTTCAATTTTATATATAGTACCACCAGCATTTTTATATTGTTTTGTTTTTCCAACTACAAAATCTTTTACTTTAAGCATTCATATTCTCCTTAAATCCAAATTTGTTTTTTCTTGAAAAGATCAAAGAATATAGCAGCGACTTCAGCGCGAATTATATCCTTTATTTCCGAATAATCTTTACTGGAAAGAGCTTCATTTAATTGCTGTTCTTCATTCATATTTTCAATTTCTTCTCGAATGATTTCTCGTACTCTTGATTTTTTCATTATATTCTCACCCCAACTATTATTAAAACCAGTTCTAAAATTATAAGTTTCAAGTTTTTTGAAAATAGCATCACTAATACCAAATGGAGCTTTATTCCAACTATAACCACCACCAGCATGCTCCAGTCCTTTGGGTTTAACTTGTATTGTTTTGAAAGGAATAACATTAACGAATGATCTATTGTACCACCATCAATTTGCCATTTATTACCTTTTTTAATAAATATCGGATTGAAACTTCCACCTATATCTAATTTTTTCTTCATTTTAACTCCTTATACTCTTAACTTTGGAAAAAATTTTCGGTGAATTTAATGTATCACGAATAAATTTATACGTGTCCATCGGATTTTTGTGATTTAATTTTTTATATTCAACCGATAAAAAATTTAATATATCCTTGTGTACCATACTTAATTCATTACCTGTAAAACTTAATTCATCTAATTCTTCTTCAGCGCCTAAATCTAATTGTCCTAATCCCTTGCCATCCGCACCCTTTACCATAAGAGATTGACGACTTCTTGGCATACCCTTCATCATAAGAGTTTGACGACCACCACGTAATGCTTCTAATAATTTAATCATCTTATACCTCGTCTAAATATTTGCCGTCGTTTGATACCGACACTGATATTACAGCCTTTGGATATTTTTTCTTGAAGGCTTTTACTCCAGCATCATTTAACCACATCACATGTTCTTTATCATGTTTTTCATAAACCGTAATACTATATTTATATTCTGGTGTCCATTTAACGTTATTTTTTATTTTTCCTTCAATAAGAGTTTTCAATTTTATCACTTAAAATCTCCGAATTTTTTCTAACAGTTTATGAATGTGTTCAGTGATTTTATTTAAATCAGTCTTTGTTCTTTTCCAATATGCCTGTCCTTCAATTCCTGATTCAGTCTTTAGTCGTAAATTAAGATTGATTTCTTTATTCAATTCTTTTAATGAACTTCTCATTCTCTTTAATGATTCACCAATTTTCTGTTGAGTATTTTTTGAACCATCATCTCTATAAACTTGATATGCACCTCGACGATTTTCATTCATTTGTTTCTCCGATTTTTTCCCTACCCAATTTGATCTTACATCTTCATCCTCTTCTAATTCATCAGCATCATCTTCATCCCACACAGTTTCCCAACCTAATTGACCTGTAGTTTTCTTATGCCAATTGTCCTTCCTTGCACGACCACCTTTACCAACAAATGCTGCAGGTGTTTGGTAACTATCTCCGCCAGCCATACCATTTACTGAAGTCGTTTCTTCAATATCAACAGGCTCTTCCATAAGTTCCTGTATGGCATCTCTAATCATTTGCCGTAAAACATTTTCATTATATATCGACTTCGCTCCACTCATAACTTCATACCATCCACCTCGATTAAAATCTTCCCATGTTTCAAATGATGTTTTTCCAGCATCATTCTTGAAATTAAATCCTTTAGAAGTTACCTTAGTAATTTCGCCATTGTTATTCTGAAATTGTAATTTGAATCCTTTTTTTATTTGTGACTTTTTTACTTTACGAATATTAGCCATTTATTTTCTCCGATGTGGCACGTTTTACTTCTTTAGTCAATTCAAAGTATTTCATCAATTGAACCAAATGATCATCCTTGATAGCACCCTTGTCGTGTTTTAATTCATTTATGTGTTCTATCATTCCTTCAACTTTTATACGAGTTCCAGTATCTTCAATCTTGGAAACATTTTCAGAAAGTTCTGCTTTTATTTCATCTATTTGAGTGTTTATGAATACACGAAAGGACGCTACATCTGTAGCATTGTAAATGAATTCTCTTAACAAATTCTTTTGACGAATATCAAGTGATTGATATTTTTTATTAAACTTTTCAATCATTAAACTATAAGCAAGTTTTTTCAAATCATCACTTTGTTTACGGTATTCATCAAACATTGCATCATTAACTTCAGGAGAAATAACAGGTTTATTACTGATTCGTTCTATTAAAGTTTGACGACATTGAATTTTTTCCAAAGGCTGTAAGTCGCCTTCAGTACGCAATGACGCTTCAAATAATTTATACACAGAAGCAAGTTCTTTGTAATTTGACAATTTATTCTTAAAAAATTCGTCTATGTTAAAATTATCCTTGATTTCTTTAATAAGATTATATTTCTCTTTTTTGAGAGAAGAATTAATCAATTTAGTACGAGCAATCAGCGTTTCGTCTATAAGTTCTGTAGCACGGTTTTCATTTGAGAATTTTGTTTCCATTAAAGTTTTGTATAACTTTAACTCTCGACTCAAAGGCCTGTCCTTGCCAAAATATTTTTTCACTAAACTTATCGCTATTGACTCGTCTTTCTCGTTAAGAACATCAGATGTAGTTTGTCTTACAAGTAATTCAAATAATAATCCAGTATTCTTAAACTTGGAATGTTTAATCCTCTTTATTTCATTGTCCATTCATTTACTCCTTATTAGATTATGTCTAATAAATTGATACTATATTTTCATATATAAATATAAAATTTCAATCTTTTAATTATTTTTTTGATTTTTCTTCTTTATTTTTCTCATCTATATTTATATGATTGGCCTCTTCAATTTTTGAGTCAATCTTAAAATAATTTCTCAATTTCGCTAAATCAAGTTCAGAAATTGGAGGTCCATCATCTTCAGAAATAACATCCTTCCCCTTTCCTTTCTTAGTCATAACTTCTTTACCGAGAATTCCTTCAGCACGTTTTCTTTTTCGCGATAAATGTTTATCTTTATTTGCATCATATGTTCCATTCAATTCATTATCTAACCTAAGTATATTATCATAATCCTTTTTCCCAATAGGATCTTCGCCAAATGGTTCATCTTTTTTCCTTGTCCGTGCAGAAGCACCATCTCGACCATCTCTATCATCTTCATTTTGATTCAAATTATAGTTTTCGTTTGATTCACCTTGATCAAATCCTTGATTAGTTTCAGCCGGGTCATTCCCTTCTTGCTCAATTTGTTCCAAACGATATAATTTCTTTTGATCCTCAAGAACATGCTTTTCTTCTTCATTTACATCATCAGCAGTCATATTAAATATATTTTTGTAAATCCATTTTTCGCTTAACATTTTGAGATCCTTTATATCACGAGCTAAACCAGCCTTAGAATTCCAAAGTTCAATTTTTTCTTGTTCGTAAATAATGGATGGATTGGTTAATTGTAAATCAAAATCAACTAAATCATTACCCTTAAACCCTTGAATGTATAAATGAATTAAGCCTACTTTATATAATTCAGAAACAATTATCTTTTGAATCTTTTCAACAGTACGAGCAAAACGAACATCTTCAGCTGCAAGAGTTGCTTTTGAACCAATTTGTTCTTCGTATCCAAGAAAAGCCTTCGGAATTTTTAGTGACGCCATCATCTTGTTTCTTAAATATTCAATATCTTCAATAGCGTTATATTCAAGTCCACCAAGATTATCTATGTCTGTACCACTGTCTCCACCACGTACAGGAAGATAAAAGTCTTCAGTCATATTTTGTAAATTAAATTTAAGATTGTAGTCGCCAGTTTCAGGGTCAATATATGGAACTTTTTTTACCTGAGCGATAATTCGTTTCATATAAGCATCAACTTCATTAGGTGCAATGTTACCCACATCCACCTTGAATATACGACGTTCAGGAGCTCTCATGATACGATGAATTAACATAGCATCTTCCATAAGAATTAATTGTTTCCATACCCTACGAGCACCTTCAACCATTGATTTACCATAAGGCAACCAATTAGAATCTGTAAGTAAACGGAAATGAGCAACTTCAAAGTTTTCCAACATTGCTTTCCCGCCGCCACCTTCCATATAAAATCTAACGATGTTGGGTTTATTTGGATCTTCGCCTTCAACTCGTTTTACTTCATATATAGGCAATGGAATAACATTTGTAACACCATAACCTTCAGCCAAATCTAATTTAAGGAAGTAATCACCATACTTACACATACCACGAACCCATGTTGGAAGTGTAAATTCCAGATTCAGTATTTCATAAAAAAGGTTTTCTAAAACTTCCCGAACTTTCTTACTTCCAGCTCGTACTCTAAGAATTTCACCGGTTTCATTCTTCATTGTCGTTTCTTCAGAATAAATATCCAAAGCAGACGAAATAATAGCATCTGTATCCATTACTTCATAATCACGAAATAATTGAAGTCTTTGTGACTCCATTCCATACAATGCTTGTTGCGATGATAACCGATAATTCAGCGTAGAATACATCCGAGTAAATCTATCATTCTGGGACGCCATTCCAAATTTCTGAATTTGATCAACATCAATAACTTTTAACTGACGACCACCGATGTTTCTTACAACAACGTCAGCCGAAAATAATTTCTTTAATCGTCTATATACTTGTGATTCTGCCATACTTACCTCTTATATTATTTCACCTAAATATAAATATCTATTTATTATATATTTGGTATCAAATCGTTACCAACTTAGTTCCAGCCTTTGGCTTGAAATTCTGTTTCTTCATCACCGTTATTATCGTAAATTCTAATACATCATTCTTTTCTTTTAATACGCCAACCAAATTTAAGTTCGTCTTTGTATCCTTTACTAAAATATAATCACCAACATCTATGTCGTTGGCTACTAAATCACGGGTTATCGGCTCAATTGACCTCTGTGCTACAGCTAAAATTTGTTTGTCAGTTATTTCTTCTTCATGTCTAAACTGCTGATCTCCAGCATGAATAGTTTTATCAAGCTCTATCGTTACATTAATTTTCCTTGATACTTTACCTATATTCTTTTCTATTAAAGGTTTTAATCTAATCATTTTTATTTTGCTTTCTTAAAAAATTTCGTCCACTTTGATGCATTCTTAGATTTGCTTGAACCTTTTTTGAATACATCGTTTGGTAATCCATTTTTGTATTTTTTCATAAGTGAATTAAGCTGTGCTTCTACATCACCACGACTTCTATCTAATTCACCAGAATCATAGCCATTTGTTCCAAGTATAATGTCATATTCACTACCAGCTTCATGCCAAATAAATGAATTAGATTTTTTATGAAACCAACCCCAATCACCAAATTTGCTCACTTGTTCCCATTCTCCAAATGATTTTGCTTCTTGTAATTTTTCTACAAATTCTGTGCGAATCATTTGACGAATAACTTCTCGCAATTTATCTTTTTCCATATTAATATCCTCCATATTATCTTTTAATATCACAGCATACTTTTGCCAATCTGTAGGAAGAATTACTGCTTTATCAGTCGGCTTATTCTTCAATACCTTAACTCCATCAGGAGTAAAAAGAAGAAATTTATCAGCCTTTGCCATTTTACCAATTATTCCTTTTCCGCTCAAAAAAGACTTTGCTAATTTTTTCTTTTGATCTTTTGGAATAGGCATTTTTTCTATTTGAAAATCAATTTTGTTTATATCCCCAGTAGCATAAGCAGCGTGAGGTAATTCAGTTATTAATTTCATAATCTCATTTCACCCATTATATTTTTTACATCTTCCAGTGGTATATTAAATTCTTTTTGGATTTTAGTCTCAATTGATACTTTTTTATGATCATGTAAAACTTTATCCAATTTACTTTTTGCTTCGCGAATAATTTCCATCACTTTATTATCAGTATCCATCATTTACCTCCTACTTAATCCAAATGATTTACGTTTTGTCATTGAAAGTTTTCTTTTACGATTTGATTGAGCTTTTTTAGCCTTACGTTTCTTGGCTCCCTTTCGTTGCCCAATCTTTCGTTTCATCTTCTCTCTTGCTGACATTTTTTTGTATTTGCCACCAACAACTTTATATCCGGGTTTCTTTTTCTTTTTCCGAATTTTTTTCTTGTTCCGTATAACATATTCATAACCAGCTTCTATAAGTAACTCTGGATTTGAATCTATAAGTATATCCATCATTTTTATACTCATTATAGATATTCCTTTAAGTTTATATTTTCTTTTCCAAGTCTATATTTCCACTGAGCCCCAGCCGTTGCATCTCCAGGACGATAAATTCCTTCAAATTGAGGAGCCTTTCCAATCTTACTTAACATCATTTTGGTCAAATCAATTCCTTCTTGTCGTAATTTTAATGCTGTGTCTCTTACCCATAAAAATATACCCAATGCCATAACTAAATCATCATTACGACCACTTTGAGCCTGTGCTTTTCCATCTTTCCATATAAAAGTTTGTAATTCATTTAATAACCGATGAGAATGAATTGTCATGCTTGATTCACCCTTGTCCATATTTATTTCCTCGAAATAAGTTTCAAGTTTAGAAATAAGTAACGGTCTGGTTCGTTGTGTCGTTCCAAAACCAGGTTTTAATTTTCTTTCTTGTGCATTCACTTTATTGGTGAGTTGTCGTTGTACATCAACATATTGTAAATCATTTGATGAATAAAAAAGATTTTGATAATTTATATCAATTAACTCTTGAACCGTATCCCAACCGATATTTTCACGTTCAACAATTATTAAGGCATTATTATATTCTATTCCGAGAGCGGCTAATAAACGTCCATAATCACGAGTTCCTATTTGACCCTTGTATTCAGCCACTTGTCGTAGGTTTTCTACATCAAATACTTGACATGCAGAATAATCACTGCCATCTCCACGGGCAACGTCAGCAGCAATTACATACGAAGTTGAATAATCTGGATATTCCCAAATCCAAAGTCCTTTGTCAATTGAACGTTTTTCATTTGGTTCTTTGGCAAAAGTTTCTTTGTAGTATTGAAGAATAGCCATATCAATTACAGTATTACCAGATGTTAAAAAGTCAGTATCACATTCCTGTGCTGCCTTCCTTGAACCAAGCTTCTTATCTTGTTCATCACGCCATGATTGATCACGTTCAGGATGTAATGTCCAATGAAGTTTGATTGTGTTAAATCCATTTACACCTTCTTCAGCGTCCAACCACATTGAATGAAACCAATTACCCATACCATTTGGCGTAGATAAAACAATACAATCACCACCAGTAGCAAGTGTTTGTTGTGACGCTGTCCAAATTTCATCTATTTTATCAATAAAAGCAGCTTCATCCATAATCAATAATGATAATGCTTCAGAACGAGCACGTTCAGGAGCACTTGAAATAGCAACTACACGAGAACCATTTTCTAATACTAAAGACATTTTATTATCTTCAGAAGCAGGAACTCTTAGCCACGATGGTAAATTTTGATACATAATTCTGATTTTTGTGATTAAATTTTTAGCAACATCTTTTCCAGTAGCAATAACAAGCACTTGGAAATCTTCTTGGAATATCATACGCCATAAAGCATATGACGCTGATAATGTAGATAAACCCAACTGTCGAGATTTGAGTATAATGTTATATCTATTATTCCTAAATTCGTCTAAACAAGTTTCTTGAAATGGATATAATATAAACGGTATCTTCCCTTTCGTCGGATGTTGAATTAAACAATACTTCTTCATAAAATACTGAGGACTCTCAGCACATAATTTATATTGCTCAGCTATAATTTCTTTTAATGTCTTTTTTTGTACTATTGAATTACCCATTATCCCCACCTATAATTATCCGAATAAAAGAAACACCAATGCGGTGGCTACAATACCACCTCGGTATAACCATATTTCAAGTTTCTTCTTTTTAACTTCTTTTTCCATTATCTTAACTTGTTCTTTGCTCTTATCTAATTGTAAATTTTTATTCACTATAATGCTATCAGCTAACTGATTAGCATCCCTAAGAACTAAAACTTCTTTAGTAAATACTTCAACCCGTTTTTCATATAATATATTCAATTCTTGGCATGCAGCTAATGAAGAATCTGTCTGTAAGGCAGTTTCTCTTATTAAATTCCAATCATCAATATCAACAGGTACTGTAATCTGAGAAAAACCCATTCCCATAAATAACAGCAAAAATATAAATTGTTTTATCATTATTATTCTCCATACTTATCAAAGATATTTTTCATTTGATTACGCTTAATATCCAAATTCTTTTGCTTCTTCTTAGCCTTCTCAATTGCTTTATCAAGTTCAGTACCCACTCCAGCATATGAATCTGCGCTATCTAACAACGCATTACGTTTATCTTCTTGTACTCCAATATCATCCTCAATGGCTTTGATTTCGTCGTCAAGATCATCTATACGCTTCTTTATTTTATCCTTTGATAATAAAATATAAATCGCAATAACGCCAATGAAAATTAAAGCAAGAGAAATCCAATTCCAAAATTTCTTCCAATAATCCATAACTTTACTCCTTTATTATATACTCTAAATTTAACTTGTTCATGAATCAGATTTCCAAGTAAATTTAGGATTTATTTCTTGAGCCAATGCAAGAACTTTCTTGACAGATTTTGTATACGGTTTACGATTTGTCTTACACAAATCCTTGCTTCCTTTTTTATATAGAACAAAAGGTTCTCCGCTTTCGTCGCTTTTTCCAGATTTGTCTTGTCCGTTAAAAGCAATTTTTGTGTGGCTGAAAGTCGGTTTACCAAGTCCATCTTCACTCGCCACATTTTTTGCAACTATCTTCTCAGCTCCATCTACTAATTCCCTCCATTGCTTTGAACTAAACGAGTATTCATCCCAATAAATTGTATAACCTTCGTGTAATAACTTTCCTTCTCGGAGAAGTTTTTTCCATTCAGTCTGTTTCATTATTATCTCCTTCTGATTATACTGTTGAATTAGTATCAGCACTACCTTTTTGTAAAATACGTTTTTTCGCACGTTTAAGAGATAATCCACCTGGTACATCTTGGAACATAACAAATTTCAATTCTTCCCTAACAAGCTTACGCACATAGGCTTCAGTCTTTGCTTCAGCAGCAAGCATTTGGTCACGTTTTTTTGCTTTAACTCTTTTCAATGGATTACCAGCAGCTGGACTTACAGGTTCCAATGTTTCATTTTTACCCTTCCAATTCTTTTCAATATAGGCAAAAAATTCTTTTTTCTTAGCATCATCAAGATCAGCTGGTGATTTAGCACCAAAATCAGCCAATGTTGCTTTGAAGAATTTTTGGTATCCAGATTCTTCTTCTTTAAGAACTCCAGCGATCATTTCTTTAAGTTCAGACATTTTAATTTTCATTGTATTTTCTCCTTGTTTATTTTCTACTAATCCTAATACATTTATATGTGGAATCATTATACTATTTATTAAATATTCTGGTTTTCCACTAAAACCCTTTTTAACCTTAGATACATATCCAGTTTTAGGTTTACCTTTTTCAGCCTTTGATTTCGCTAACATCGGACTGGCACCAAAATTAATTTGATAATGAACCTTGTCGCCTTTTTTATATCTGGGTTTTTGAGTATATTTCACTGTTTATCTCCTATCGCACTATTTCATGTTCTTTACAATAATTCATGATTCGTTTTATTTCGCCGTCAGAAAAATCTTTACCATATACATTCTTAGCCTTACCCTTTCGTAAAAATTTTTCAAACCCACCATCAAATCTGCCTTTAGCCGCTTGAACAGCATAAGCAACATATTGTATTTCATCTTCATCTAATAAATTACCATTCGGTAATTGTAAATTGTCAACTCCAACCATTGCA